GCCGACGAGCGCGGTGCGGGCCTCGGCGAGGATCTGCAGAGTGGTCTCGGCGATCATGCGAGCCCCGGGCCGAGGTAGGGGCGAAGCATCGGCCACGCCGGCGTCATGGGGTCGAGCGCGGGCCTCATCGGGTTGCCCATCGTCTCGGGGTCGGCGTAGTTCGCCGTCCCGATCGAGGACACGCGCCGCTGGTAGAGGTTCGCGCCGACCTCGAGGATCGCGGCCGAGAGCACCGACTCGGGCACGGACGCGGCGCCCACCTTGTCGGAGACGAGCTGCGCGGCGCGCGCCTTGCTGTCATCGACGAAGGGGGCATCGCGCTCGCTCGCTCGCACGTACCCTGCGAGGTCCACGTCGGGCATCCCGACGGGGTAGTCGGTGCTCTCGGTCTCGGTCATCTGGATCAGCCCTCGCCGCCGCCGGCGGCAGCGGTGGTGACCGGCACGATCGCGGTCGGGAACGGGACGATCACGGCCTGGTAGCCGTACAGCGAGAACTGCTTGGTCAGGTTGATGATGTTCTCGTCCTGCAGCTGCAGCGGGGCGTTCGCGTTCTTCAGCGTCTTGAGCGCCGAGGAGTCGTAGAACGCCGCGGTGCCGGCGGGGGCCTCGCCGTACAGGCACTTCACGTTGATGGACGCGAGGTTGCCGTTGCCCTCGGGGAGGGACAGCGTGCCGGAGAACTCGTCACCGGCCTGGACCTTGAGCGCGGGCACCTCGTTGTAGGTGAGGCGCTGCAGGGCCTTGAACTGGTCGGTGGAGACGACCAGGCCCTCGAGGCTGAACCCGTTGTCGGCGTAGCGCTGGCCGGCGTCCACGATCACGTCGCGCCAGTCCCAGACGGTCGCGGCGGCCGGCAGCTCGATGCCGTTCGCGGCCTGGCCGTCGATGACCTCGAGGATGCGCTCCCGGAAGTCGGCGTTGGTCGCCTTGATGTAGGCGAGCGCGAGGGCCTTCATCACGGTGTCGAGGTACGGGATCTCGCTGCGCTCGATGACCTGGCGGGTCAGCTCGGTCCAGCCGCCGAACGTCTCGATCGGCTCGCTCTTGGACACGAGCTTGACCTTGCCGGGGCCGGGGAGGTCCTCGCCCTCGCCGGGCTGCTTGCCGGCCACCAGGGTGTTCTCGGTGAGCTGCGCGTAGTCGGCGTTCATGCCGGTCGAGGGAAGCGCGCCGGTCTCGAACGTGTTGATGAGCTGCCGGCGGTCCTCGACCCACTTGATGAACGTGCCGAGGAACGACTCGTTCTTGATCGAGCCCTCGGTGGTCTGGCCGGCGGTGGCGCGGTGGAACTCGAGCGCGGCCTCGTCGCCCGACGCGACCTTCTTGAGGTAGTCGCCGATGGAGCGGAACTGCGGCTCGACCGGGGCGGTGCGGGCCAGGGTGGTGTCGATGCCGGCGATCTGGCGCTCGAGGTCCTGCATGGACTCCTCGAGCGGGCCGAGGTCGGCGCGGGTCAGGGTGGTGTCGGACATGGCGGGGTCTCCCTCGGTGGTGCGGTCAGTGGGGGCGGTGCGGTGGCGGACCTTGGTCACGGTCGCCGAGCTGTAGGCGGGGAAGGGCACGAGCGAGAACTCGCTCGCGCGGACCTTGGTGTGGACGACGGTCTCGGTGCCGTCGTCGGCGACCTCGATCCGGTACTCCTCGGGCCGAAACCCGATCGACAGGCGGCTGATCACGCCGTCGCGGAGCAGGGTCGCGGCCTCGCGGCCACGCTCGGTGTCGGAGAGCGTGCCCTCGACCTCGTACCCGGCGTCGGTGTCGCGGCCGGCGGTGATCTTCCCGATCGGCTCGTCGTGGCGCCACAGCACGAGGGACGGCACGCCGTCGGGGTCGCGCTCGACGGAGCCGGGCTCGAACCGCTCGCGGATGCCCCAGAGGTCGATCGTCTCGCCGTAGGGCACGCCGATGCCGGTGAACGAACGGCCGGCGTCGTCCTGCGCGCGGATCTGCACGTCCAGCTGCCGGTCGCTGGTGATGGTGTCTCGGGTGAGCGTCGTCTCGGTCATGCCGGCAGCTCCTCGGTCGTGGGGGCGTTGGTGGTGGTCTGCTGCTCGACCTCGACGCGC